TTACCACCATAGTAAAAGCCTGGTCAAAATCCATTTTCAAGCAATATTTTTACCGTGTTTTCGATAAAAATCCCTCAACAAGACATCATAATCATGGGTCAAAGGTGGCTTCCCAATATCACGTAGAACACGATTAATCGCATTCTTATGATCATCAAAGCGCACTCTACCATGAGCAAACATGCCTCGCATACTATCATCAATTGTCATCATCAATAAGTCCCAGGGGTCTCCTGAATCAGTCACCCAATTCAACATCTCCCTAAGAACTTCATCTTTTAAAGCCATTCGCCAGCAATCACCGAATCGATCATCTCTCACAAAATTACTCTTCAGATAAACAAAATCCTCCAAACTACAAACACCAATCGCTTGAACTCCTTGTTTTTCAGGAGGTGTGTAGTTCATACCATACTTCGAAAAAACTTCCGAAATTGTTATATCATTATAGATGTGTTTATAGTCGTCATCCACGACTCCACCATTGTCATCACCTGTGAAGTTCTCCACAACATGCTCATCTTTCACAGCAGGCTGCCAAACATCACCAGGCAAGTGAGCAGTTAACTCACTCCAATTGTCATAACTCATCTGATCATGTCCAATAGTATTTATAACAGAGGTCATCCAAAAACCAGAAGGCATACCATTCGTCACACGGTAAACCAAAACGCCAAAAATATGAATCCTATTCGAAGCACTCTCTGCAATAGCAACCATTATGACATGATACTTAACATTACCTACAAGTTGTTCAAAAGCGGAAATCAAAACAATGTGGGATCTAAAGATATATTTGGGCGAAAAACTACCATCCCATTCGCCAAAATCACCTTTTAAAAAATTTTTAAGGCCGACAACCTCAAAACTCCTCATAAGTTCGCTCACACTTGGACCACTAGGATCCAAGCCTAATCCGCTGTTAATCCTACATCCAGCCCACATAACCAGACCAGCAATACAACCAAAATATCTCTTGATCACGATCAACCACGCAAGATTATGAATATTAAAAAATCTTGTCTTATACAGCCGATCCATTGATCTACGCTCATCCTTTAACCAATCAAGATAATAATTGTACAACAATTTTCCTTTACGAAGACCAACCTCAATCTCAACAACCATAGATTTTAAACGCTTACACATTTCATAACGGGGTTGTCCACCAGACATAATACCATTTTCTTCAAACAAATACTTACGGCCGACACTCCCAGAAGGCCTTTCTAAAATCAACGGATAACCTGGGGAAGCATCCATTTTCAATGGTTTTATAAACTCACAACCATCAACACCGTTAATAACCTCATCATATGTCAATATACGCATAGGACCTAAATAATCACCACTGATCTTAACCAACTTTGAAACAACATGATTTATATTTTCAACCGCAAAAGGTGTTTCGCGATCAGGTCTAATCTTCGAAAATTTATTCAAACCCCTTTGAAACAAATCATCTCTAGCTCGAGCATCCTTCAAACTCAAAACTGCTGGCTCACTCACATGGGGAAAAACTTTGTCAAAAATTGGAGAAGGTCTAAGTGATGTTGTCACGGGAAGGCCAACTCCATTGTTCTTATTGAGTA